AAGCACCAAGGGAAGAAAGGACTCGTCCTCTTTCTGAAAGTGAACTCTGTGTTGCTCCAGCAAGCTGCGAGCGAACATAAAATTCCTGACGTGACCCTCTTGGGTACGCGCGTTGCACGTACCAGAAGAGGACTGCCGAGGGTGATTCCAAGAGTTGCGAGATTAGCGATTGCTAGCCGTAAGCCAGGGTGACAAATACATTTAAAATTTTATTTAACTTTATTTGCCCTTTATCGTGTCATAAGCTACAAAGGAATTTTGAAGCTCCACACGATAACCGAACCTGGTGTTCCTTACGAAGATATATTCAGTAAATACTTCGCGAGATATTTTAATCTAATATCCCGGGGTTGACTCTTACGAGTTGATCTGGTTGCCTGAATGAAGCTTAGATTTAAGGGTTTTCCTATCCTTAAGTCTTCACCTCAGACTAAGCACCTCTTGCATGATCCTCTCCCCTTCTTGAAAAGAAAGGTAAAGGAAGGACTGAAAACAGTCTGATCAACGCATCCTCTGTGTGCTATTAACTCATATTGGGCTCTAATGAGAACCCCGGACGTTTTAAATCCGATGAGAGAACTAGCAGCCCTTTATGCAAAGGACTTGAATTATATTCTATTCAGAGGACACTTGCTCGAGCGTATTATTGAACTCAACCCGACTAAGTCGGTTGAGGGAAATAGATACCTCTCCAATACCTCTAACGCCCTCCCATTGGGGGCGCTTGGATTGAAGGAGGAGGCAGCGGGGAAAGTTAGAGTATTTGCAATGGTTGATCCATTTACTCAGTGATTGCTTGCGCCACTCCATAAGCTGCTCTTCCGTATATTAGGAAGACTGCCGACGGATGGTACTTTCGATCAACTGAAACCTCTTTACCGCCTAATTAGAGCGGCTAAGAGTAATGGGTGACCACTGTACTCTTTGGATCTTAGTGCCGCGACTGATAGACTTCCTGCCAAATTGCAGGCGGATCTATTAGATGGATTATTTAAGCGATATATCCCTGACTTCGGTCAGAAGTGGCTCCGAGTCCTAACCCATCGAGATTATCATCTCTCTAGTCTGACTTTCAACATATCTAAGTCTCTTAGATATGCGGTCGGTCAGCCTATGGGGGCGTTATCGAGCTGGGCTATGCTAGCTTTCGTCCATCATTTCATTATACAAGTCGCAGCTTGGAGAGCTCATTTACCAAAGAACGTGTTGTTCACAGGATACGCTATCCTGGGGGACGACATAGTTATTGCAAATGAGAATGTTATGAAGGAATACCTCTCAATACTGAAGAGGCTGGGAGTGGGTGTTGGTCTAGCGAAGTCCATTCTTTCTCCGAAAGGAGTTGGTCTGGAGTTTGCGAAACAGACATTCGTTCTCGGGTGCAATGTATCTCCGGTCTCTTGACTGGAGCTCTACACTGCTCTTTCCGACATGACACACTTTATTGCCTTCGCTAATAAACATAAGTTGTCTAGAAGTAGACAATTTAGATTGTTAGGTTTCGGATACATAGCTCGAGCTAAGTCTTTCAAAAGACTGAATCATGCTTGCCAACTGGTTTGGTTGACGAGCATCGCAAGAGCTACTTTTGGATCCGAACACCTGGCAATTCGCGGTACTCCATTAGCTTTATTAGAGGTTCTTCTTACAGATTTTGTAAGAACCCACATAAATCCACTAATGGGGGACGTGAATAAAATGCGAGCGGAAGCCAAGCTTAAATGGCCTTTCCCTGAGGAAAATCAGAGTAGACCTAGATTGGGGGTTCTCTATATGTGAGAACTTCACCATTTTGCTTATAAAGATCTGATAAGCAAAATCCAATCGAAGTTAGGAAAGTTACAAAACATGCTGTTCCACGCTAAGATTAAAACCCTTAACGAGGCTTTCAGCTTGTTAGTCAGATTTACCAAAGCTAGGGTAGTATCTTCCGCGGATGAACTTCTACTCAGACCCTTAAAAACGGGGATGGGGAGCACAAA